TTTGGATTTTTCGGCCCCCGCCGTAGACCGCGCTTTGGTAGCCAAAATCACGGAAAAAACTAAATCAATCAGAAAAGAAAAGCCCCAAGGCCGCCCTGTGGATGAGCTTAAGGCTTCCCTTTACAAGAAACTACTGTAATCCAAAAGGAGGATTTTATTATGAACATTACTGAACTTAGAGAAAAAAGAAAGAAACTTTGGGAAACGATGGAGGGATATCTCGACACTCATCGCAACAGCATGGGCGTACTCTCCGCCGAGGACGATGCTGCCTACAACAAAATGGAAGCCGATCTTGACTCTCTTACAAACGAAATCAAGCGTATGGAAAGAAAAGATGCGATTGAGGCGGAACTTGGCAAGGCAGTAAACGAAGCAATCAAAGAAACTCCGCAGAATACAAAAGACGTAAGAAACGGCAAAACCGGACGCGCCTCCGATGACTACAGGGATGACTTTGACAGGCATCTGCGCGGCAAAAGGCTCATTCACAATGTCCTCTCCGAAGGTGTGGACGCTGATGGCGGTTATCTCGTGCCGGAGGAGTTTGAAAGAGACATCGTGATGCAGCTTGAGGAGGAAAATGTTGTCCGTTCTCTTGCAAAGGTCATTACCACCCAGCACGAACGCAAGATTCCTGTCGCAAACGGCCACTCCGTTGCGCAGTGGACAGCGGAAAACGCGGCCTATACGGAGAGCAATCCGACCTTCGGACAGAAGCAGCTTGACGCATTCAAACTCACCGACCTTTGCAGGGTAAGCGTGGAGCTTCTCCAGGATTCGGCCTTTGACATTGAGGATTACCTGATGAAGGAGTTTGCCCGCGCTTTCGGTATCGCAGAGGAAGAAGCCTTTTGCATCGGAACCGGCACGAACCAACCTACGGGCATATTCACCAAACAGGGAGGCGCTGTGGGCGTTACGGCAGCAAGTGCAACGGCTATTACAGCAGATGAACTCATTAGCCTTGTCTATGCCCTCAAGTCTCCGTACCGAAGAAATGCCAAGTTCCTGTTAAATGACGCGACCGTATCGGCCATCAGAAAACTGAAAGATCAGAACGGCGCGTATTTATGGCAGCCTTCCATTCAGGCAGGTCAGCCGGACAGACTCCTTGGCTATGAACTTTATACCTCGCCTTATGTTCCCGCTGTCGCTGCAGGTGCTCTTACTGTTGCTTTCGGTGATTTTATGAATTACTGGATCGGTGACCGGGCGGGCAGAACCGTGCAGCGTCTGAATGAACTCTATGCCACAAACGGTCAGATCGGCTATGTGGCAACCGAGCGTGTGGATGGCAAGGTTATCTTGCCTGAAGGCATTCAGCTCCTCCAGATGAAGACGGCTTAATCCGTTGCTGTTTTTAGACAGGCGGCATTCTGCTTTAGAACGCCGCCTGCCTGAATTTAAGGAGGTGGAAACTGCGCATGATTACGCTTGATGAAGCAAAGAATTATTTAAGGGTGGACTTTAACGATGATGACGCTCTCATTACGGAGCTTATATCTTCCGCTTATGCAATTGTTTCAAATGTTGTCCGCACGGAGGATTCATCGGAACTTGAAACGATGGATAACGCTTCCGTTGCCGTGCTTTATACGCTGGCCTACCTCTACGAACACCGTGAAGAAGCCGATCATCACGAGCTTATGCTGACGCTCCGCTCACTTCTGTTCGGTGAGAGAAAGGAGGGATTCTAATGGATATCGCGCTTCTTAATACCCGCGTCACTTTTCAGAAGAAAACGGTGACAGCGGATGAAATCGGAAACCAGATAGAAAGCTGGGAGTACTATTTTTCCTGCGCCGCGACCATATCCGGCGAAAGCGGCGGTGAAACCTTTGCGGCGGCGTCTGAGGAAGACAGAACCGATATGGCAGTAACAATCCGTTGGTGTAAAAAAGCGGAAATTATCACCATGACGGATTACCGCATTCTATTTCAAGGCGAGCCTTACGATATTAACCGCATTGACCATATGAGCTTTAAAAAGAAGGCACTTAAGTTCTTCTGCAGAAGGGAGCGGAAGTAATGGCGAATAAGGTACCAATCGATGAAATGAGCGAGGGAATTATGAAGGAGCTTAAAAAATATGCTGACCTTGCGGCGGATGATTTGAAGGATGCAGTCAGGGAAACGGCAAAGTCCGTCAGAAAGGATATTCAGTCAAATGCGCCTTCCGGCACGGGAAAGTACAAAAAATCGTGGTCTGTCAAAAATATGCATGAAGACGCCCAGTCCATCGGGCTTGTGGTTCATTCAAGAAACAGGTATCAGATCGCTCACCTTTTGGAGCATGGCCATGCTAAACGCGGAGGCGGCAGAGTGTCTGCAAGACCGCATATCGCGCCCGCTGAAGCAAAAGGAGCGGAAAGTCTCGTAAAGACCATCGAATCCAAACTGAAAGGATGATGATATGACCTATGACGATATTGTAAATATGCTGGAAGAGATGAGTCTTCCCTTTGCCTATGACCACTTTGCGGAGGGCGAAGCGCCGGACCCGCCCTTTATCTGCTTTCTTTTTCCGGGGACTTCCAATGTCTTTGCGGATAACGCGGTCTGGCAAAAAATAAGCGATTTAAACATAGAACTTTATACAGATAAAAAAGATCCTGCTCTTGAAGCACGGCTTGAGGATATATTGACAGCTCATGAATTTCCGTATGAGAAATCCGAGGTCTTTATTGAATCGGAAAATCTGTATGAGGTTCTTTATCAAACACAGATGATAGGAGGATAAAACATATGCCTAACACGAAAAACAAGGTCAAGTTCGGCCTGAAAAACTGCCACTACGCCATAGTGACACTTGCGGAGGGCGGCAAGGTCACTTTCGGCGCTCCCGTTCCTATGCCCGGCGCTGTAAGCCTCTCTCTTGACGCCGAGGGCGAAAACGAGCCTTTTTACGCGGACGATACCGTGTATTACATGGTTTCCAATAATAACGGATACTCCGGGGACTTTGAGCTTGCGCTTATTCCGGAGAGTTTTCTTACGGATGTCATGCATGAAACAGAAGATGCGAACGGCGTGATGGCCGAGAACAAGGATGTGGAGCCTGAACATTTCGCTCTGCTCTTTGAGTTTTCGGGCGATCAAAGAAAAATCCGCCACTGCATGTACTACTGCTCTGCGACAAGGCCATCCGTTTCGGGAGCTACCAAGGAGGACTCCACGGAAGTACAGACGGAAACGCTATCGCTTACGGTATCCCCGCTTCCTTCCGGACTGGTCAAAGCAAAGACCGGAACGAATACGACAGCGTCAGTCTATGATGCTTGGTATAACAGCGTTTATGAACCGCAAAGCAAGCCAACGACGGGTGGAGGAGCATAAAAATGGCAGTAACAAAAATAATAGAAATTGACGGACGCGAGATAACTCCCCGCACACCACCCGCCATTCCAAGACTCTACAGAAATCAGTTTCACCGGGATATCTACCGCGACCTAAACGAGCTGCAAAAAAGCATGAATCAAAGCGGTGAGGAAAGTTCCACACTGGACACCTTTTCATTGGAACTTTTTGAAAATATCGCTTGGCTTATGGCAAAGCATGCGGATAAAGAAGCGCCGGATACTCCCGAGGAATGGCTTGATGATTTTTCTACGTTTTCCATCTACGAGATTCTGCCGCAGATCATTGACCTTTGGGGACTCAATGTTGAGCAGCAGGTAGGCTCTAAAAAAAACAACATCAGACAGAGCGGGAAATGACAACTCCGCTCTTTCTTTTGCGCTGCGTACAGATAGGAATTGCCGTTGGAGAGCTGGAGCTTCTTACCATCGGTACGGTCAACGATATGTACGCGGAAATGAGTAACGATGACTGGAATTACCCGGAAATCGCTACGCAGGAAATGATGGATAGATTTTAAGGAAGGGGGGTGTATCCCGTGGCGGACAGAATCAAAGGCATAACAGTGGAAATCGGCGGCGATACCACCGGTCTATCCAAGGCGTTATCCGGCGTCAACAAAGAAATCAAAAGCACGCAGGCGCAGCTTAAAGATGTGAACCGTCTTTTAAAGCTGGATCCAACGAACACCGCGCTATTAGAACAGAAACAGAAGCTGTTAAAAGAGGCGGTAAACGAAACAAAAGAAAAGCTTACGCAGCTGAAATCCGTGCAGGATCAGATGGACGAGGGATTGAAAAACGGCTCTGTAACCCAGCAGCAGTATGACGCATGGCAAAGAGAAATCATCGCTACCGAAGCAGAACTTAAAAACCTCGAAGACCAGGTAAAGAAAAGCGACTCGGCGATCTCGGCAACGCTCAAGAACACGGGATCCAAACTGCAGGCGGTCGGAGGAAAAATTTCAGGCGTGGGAGAATCGCTCACCAAAGGAGTAACTGCCCCGATTGCCGCTATCGGAGCGGCTTCCCTTGCCGCCTTTAATGAGGTGGACTCGGGACTTGACATCGTAGCGCAGAAAACGGGAGCTACGGGAGAAGCGCTTGAGAGCATGAACCAAATCGTGAAGGATCTTGCGACCGAGATACCTACGGATTTTGAAACGGCAGGCGCTGCGGTCGGTGAGGTTAATACCCGTTTCGGACTTACGGGACAGGCTCTTGATGATCTCTCAGCGAAATTCATAAAATTCGCCCAGTTAAACGATACCGATGTCTCGACCT